GTGGAACTGAAATGGAAAGACCACAAGATATAACAGAGCCAAAGAAGTTTATCTTTGATAACTTATTTGTAGCTGGCTCTGATGTTGAATGTCCAAAGTGTAAGGAGTCCGACAATGAATCTTAAAGAACTAGACAAAGTATGGCGAGAGAACTGCCCTGATGAATCTAATGGATTGGTGAGCAGACGTAAGAAGGGCAACAGGTGGAACAAGATAGTTGAATCCGCTAAAGCTAGGAATAAACTAAAGGAGAAAAGCTAATGAAATACATACAAAGAAAAAGCTATGACGGAAACTTAGAAACAGTTGATCAATTTGAGTCTCGTAAAGAAGCTGTAAATATGCTTTGGGAATATCGCAGATATGATACAAGTGCATTTTTCTATATAAGTCAGAAACCTTGCAGAGATTGGCAAGAAAGTTATAAGGAGGGCGCTTAGTTGCTTAATAACCGTATTGTCGCTATCATGTCGGAGTGGTACTTGTTAGATTTGATTCCAAATCTTCTCTACTCTCCTAAAAGTATGTGTCTTACGAGTACCACACCTTAATGGGTACTTTGTTTTGGATAGCCCTATTCCTATACTTTCTTATCTTTGTCCTAGATAGACCTAATCAGAAATAACCCCTTTCTCCTCATCCTGAGGGCTTGCCGTCTGTAAGTCCTCTTCTTCCTTTTCCTCTAAACTATCCGCTTCATCTACCATCTCCCCTGGATCTGGAGCTGGGAGATCTACTGGATCTAGTGCCGTAATACTCCCCATCAATTGTTCCAGGCGTTTCTCAACCTCCTCCCGACTCATTTGATCTATCTTACCGAACATAACCTCTTTCCTATCGACAACCAGGCCCCCGACTTTAAGTAAACTGTTCTGGGCCGATATTGCCGCATTAAAGGACCCGGCCTCTAAAGCCTTGTCCCGAATATCATATAGATCCTGAACTGCCCGATCATAATTCAGCTCATACTTCTTCTTAGCCTCATTCATCAGATAGTTATATTCCTTACGAATAGTAGGATGATTCATGAGTTTATTAGCAGACTGTCTAGCATCTTTGTAGCCAGCCTTATGAGCGCACTCTACGAGAGTAAGCCGAGGATTATTAACGGCTTGCCATATAAAGTTTCGTTGTCTTCGATTAAGGGAGTTGTCTAGATTAGCGTATTCAATGGGTGCTTCATCTTCTGGAGCAAGGATGGGTTCATATTCAAGTTTGTTTTTTCTATATCCCATATGTTTTTAGCAGTTTAGAGTCAAAGTAGTTATATATACCTACCCCCACATTACCCTAAAGTGTATGGAGAGGATACCTTACTACGATTTATGCAGTCAAGATATTTGTTAGATTTTTATACTGTATTCTCTATATTCCTGTGACAAAAATGAAAAAAATAAAATAATCCTGAAACCCGCTTACTTATAGGGTTTTCTAACGTCATACATTTATGACAATAATAGGACAATAATGTTTTAGTCATCATCTTTACCTGATTTTGGTGTTAAAGCCTCAAATAAAACGTAGTTATTAAACAGACTTTCATGCCTATCTACTTCCATATATTGATTAAGGATCTCATCTATCATACCAAGTGTGCTTTGATCATCCTCTGTAATCTTCTGTAGATTCCAGATGCAATAGCTTAGTGTTGATAGAACTACGGTGAGCTTCTCCTCACCTCTTTGTTCATATCCTTTGAACATATGATTCAACCGCTCTACCGTCTCTTGGAGAGTAGGACGATCCATCTTATCCTTTATAGGCACTACTTTTAATGTCATATATAGACTATACCTTAGTTTGGCCCCGAATCTCTTTATATTCATCCAAGATCTTCTTGGTCTTGCCGTACATTTCATGCATGATCATAGAGTAACTATCTGCCTGGATAGACGTTTGATTATCTGCCGCATTAACCTCATGCTCAATACAATAGTCTAAACGGTCATTCATCTCCTTTATAACCTTCATTACTTCTTCATGCCTACATATGGGACAACCAAAACCTTTTAAGTGTTCAAAAGGTGTAGCCAAAAAATCACCATGAATGTGACACCCGATTATAGTGTCTTCATCCATTATTACATATTCTTCTTCTTTACTCATGTGCAATCTCCTAAATTACTAAGTGTAGACATTATATACTTTTTATCCTAAAATACAATTTACATATTTTATCAATTAATACTTTAGGAGAGTACTATGGATATAACAACAGACCTGGATGCTATTGTAGAGGCATCCACCAATAATCTACATGACCATGTAGAACGAGAGCTTACAAAGGATAAATTAAATTATACTTTGTTTCACCTTCAGACAAACATATCTGAGCTAACACAATGTGTCAAAGAACTTACTGATGCACTTAATAAACTAGAGGAGGCATCATGATAGAAATTGATAAAAGATCAGATGTTTCTGCATATATAAAGGTTGGAAACATAACCATATATGTAGAAGATTCAGAAGCCGCACCAGAGTTTGTTCATGTATGGAAAAATGAATCTAAAGATTTATTGCAAACATGTGATGGAGATATACAAATAATAAACGGAGAAACCAAATGAACGAACTACCAGAAATATTAGAAAAAGAAGAGCATGTAGTATTGGGAGACGCAGTTTACTTTCCAGATATGGAACATAACTTCTATCACCAAGTACCAGGAGTATCATCATCAAACATAAGAAGGTTTGGACAGAGCCAGCTTCATGCATTTGAAGAAGAACATGAGACGACACCAGCTATGAAGTTTGGGACCGCCGCACATTCTTTGATTGTTGAGGGAGAAGAAGCCTTTGTTAATGATGTAGTTTGCCTAAGTGGATCTCCATACACCAACGCTAATAAAGAGCTAAAGAAGGAGTATGAAGATAGAGGGCTAACCGTTATATCATCTAAGGATAAAGAAACCTTATACAGTATGCGAGAAGCTTTAATACCGGAAGGAGTCAAACATCTATCAGCAGTACAAGGTGAATACCCAGAAGTATTTAACTCTCCATTTGAAAGAGCGATCTTCTGGTGGGAGAAAGATCTATTACTAAAGGTTAAATCAGATGTGCTTAGATACCCTTTTGATCATTCTAGCGATCCGAAATCTATAATCTTGGTTGATTACAAGACCACTACTGATTGTTCTGTCAGGGGCTTTACATCATCTATTAGAAAGTATCAGTACGATCTACAAGCCGCTTGGTATAAACGTGGTTATGAAAGAGCTGGGTTTAACGTAGTGGACTTTATCTTTGTAGCACAAGAAAAGAAGAAACCGTTTGCAAGTAAGATCTTTAAAATGAGTCATGATGATATGACATCTGGCTGGTTAAAGCTGGAGCATTTGCTGGGAGAATACAACGCAGTATTAAACGGTAAGGAAGCCACCATATACAACTCACCTAATATAGTTAACGTAGATCTAAAAGGATGGGGAGAAGATAGATGAAAAGAACTGAAAAATTTGTAGATGGAATATTGCTAGAAAGTAAAAAAGATTTACAAAAGGTGGCGCATGAAGCCGTACAAGAGTTTTTGTTTGAACGTGTAAAAAATAAGTTAGTACCATATCCTTATCATTCTCATCCGGTTCTTTGTAAAGACTTAACACAAGATATTAATGAAAAGATTGATTTGTTTTTAGTAGAGGAGGGTTATGAAAAATGAGTGAAGATTTTAAAATTGAAAAGGATATACCCATACATAATTATTCTAAAAAAGCTCAATATGATGATCTTATATCACGTATGGAAGTAGGGGATTCTGTATTACTTACATCATATACCGATATAGAACAGATTAGACAGGCGGCTAACAGGGCAAACAAAAAAGTGACTTCCAGGATAGCAAAAGGCGAATATGGTCACAGGGTTTGGAGGACAAAATGAATGAAGATTTAGTAAACAAACCACCTCACTATACTAGGGGTGAGATAGAGTATATAGAGGCTATGAGATCTATGCTTACCGCAGATGAGTTCAAAGGTTTCTGTAAGGGCAACGCAGTCAAATATATATGGAGGGAAGACCACAAAGGATCTAACATCCAGGATCTAGAGAAGGCCGTTGTATATT